GTTCCATGCGCCCGCTTTCCCAAGTCGAGGAGCTTGGCTGTCACCGCATCGGACATCTTTATTGCTCTGGTAGCCAAATCGGCACCTGTTCCTCGAAAACCCCATCGCAAGAAAACTTGACCGCTGAAACTGTCGGCAACTCCAACTCTTCATTCTCGATTCGCTCCAGATCGCGCTTCAACTCGGAAGCGTCAATCGAGAGCGTGACCGTCATACCGGACGAGCGGAGCCAATGAACCCTTCCACCCGCGTCGGGTTTGCAAAATACTTCATTCCCCGATAACGGGTCGTAGCTTGCCAGAACGCCGCTCCATACTGGCTTTGCGCGAACCATGCGCCGCTTCCAGGCGTCGCTGGCGTAAAGTCGAAGGTAGCGCCCACCGCCCCTTCATTGGCAGCACTGACGCGCCCCACGGGACGGGGCTGGCCATCTGCGGTGAGTATTCCGCCAAGAAACGCAATGTGCGCTGTTACCATGTTGAGCAGCGCACCGCGAATATTCACGTCCTGCACCACACTGCAATCTGTGTTATTGAGGTATAGGCCAGCTTCCGCAAACATCGAAGAGAACAGCGACGGATTAACGTTGTAGGCCTCTGTGAACTCAGGGTAGCGGCCTACGAAAATGGCGGGATTGAACGAGGCAATCACGAATTGGCAGGCTCCATTACAACACCATCAATTTTGGCCGTCTTGCTCATCGGCTCGAACCCCGTTTTGACCTTCTCCGCGTTCTTTGCCTTCGACTGCGCTTCCTGCTCAGAATGCGCCTCGAATACAGCCCGCGTCTTCAAAGGTCCAAACCCCTCGTATGCTTCTTTCCATGCGGCCCAAAACTCAGCATCGACAGGCGTGGTAGAAAACATCTTGGGCGGAAGATAGAGGCCGCTTTCAGTCTTCGCCTCGTAAACCCCCGCAAGCGTCACTGTCAGGTTGCGGTTCTTGGGGTGATGCAACACAAGGCCGTTTGGTAGACGGCAACCAATGAGAACTGTTTCCTTTGCCATGGTTCCCTTTCAAGGAGCGGCGCTAGGCCGCGCTGAGGCCGCATCTCTGCGACTCCTGTTGAAAAACTAGACGCCGAGTAGCGAAACGATCAGGAATGGTCTGTACAAAATCGCGCCCCATGTGCCTTGGCAGGTCTTCTGCTTGAAACTCGACAGCTCAATCTTGATCGGATGCGCACGCAGCTTCTCGGTAAAGGCGGTGGTTGCCGTCCTTTGTCCCTGCATCTCATCCGCGATCAACTGCACAAGGTTTCCAGAGGCGGTTGCGTATTCCGGGGCCGTTTCGATCTTCATCTTTGGGAAGTTCTTCTTGAGCATATCCTGCACGTTGACGTTATAACTGTTCGTCAAGGTGAGATACACCTGAGAGGCTGGCGACATTGCCAAAGTCATCGGCGAAGCCATGTCGAGTTCCACAAGGCCGTTGGCTTGGGCGACAAGCTGGCCGTACAGCGCCTTGATGTCGTTATAGACCCAGACCGCGCCATTCGTGTCGGTTGCTTTCTGCGCCCAAGTGACCAGATTGGTGACTGCGGCGATGGGAGCAATCGGAGCCGAGAGCGACGGATCGTTTAGCAGCCCGTAGTTCGCCAACCCTTGAATGCCGAAAAAGTAGCTCTTGTTCTGAAACTTGTTCAGCGTCAGAACCGAAGCGATTCTTTGTCGGTTAGCCCAGTCGATGCGCGCAAGGCCCATCTTTTCCAGTTCGCGCTCGCCCCACTGAGTGATGACCTGGTAGGTATACGACTGGCGTTGCACCCAGTTCACGTTCGCGCCAGCGATGCCTGACTCAGCGTAGTCGCCGTAGGAAGAAACCATGCCAGTAGATTCGACAATGGGGAACATCGCTGTTTCCAAAGTCCAATCACCCTTCTTGGTTTCCTCGCCGACGATCTCCGTCGCCTTCATCGGAGCCACAAGGACTTCAATCACCTTCGGGTCGATGTAGGTAGACAGAAACGCAGGGATTCCGCTGTTCGAGACTGTCACCAAGGCGGGTTGAGCATCCATAGCCAGCCGACCACCGCGTTCCTTTTCGGTCTGCTGCAACTGGGCATCAACCCCCATGAAATTGATGCCCCACTTCTGCGATACTGATTCAAGATGACGGTCCATTACGCACCCCACGTCGAGATTTGTACCAGTTCGCCGACGTTGCAAACGGACTGGGCTGTAAAGTTGGTGAGGATTCCTCCCGCAGTGACGACAATTGTTCCGCTGGAAGTGTAGGCTGTGCCCGGAATGTTGAGGTTATAGAGTCCAACCCCACCAAGAGTGCCGCTGATGAAGGATTCAATACTGCTCCCAGCCGGGATTCCACCGGTGGCTGTGACGGGCGCGCCAATCGCCAGTGTTCCGGTAATAGCGGTAATGTCCAGCACCGTTCCAAACGTGGTGACGCCGGTTGCGCTGGCCACATACTGAGTTCCGGGCGAGCTGACGGTATAGACGCCCGCAGTTGCCACGCCGCCACCGCTAACCACGCCAGTCACAGTGGCACCAATCGGGAAGCCTGTGCCGCCGCTGATAGTATCGCCAACAGAAACGAGACCGGTTGAAACAGTGACTTTGACCACATTTCCGAAAGTGGTGATAGTCGCCGCCGCCGCTGTGTTCGCTTCGTTCAGCGTGTATACTCCCGCGCCACCCGATGTCCCACTCACAAAGCCGACAATCTGCGTCCCAGCGGTAATGCCGACGCCGGAGATTGTATCGCCAATTGAAACCAGACCAGTGACCGCAGAGAGCGTGATCTGGTAGGCGTTGCCGACTACCGCAGTGCCAGTGCTGGTGGAACCCAGCGAGGCGGTATTGGTTGAACCGAGAGTCGCCGTAACGCTCGAAGGAACAGCCGGAAGCGAGGCTGCGCCCGGCAGAACCGATCCATCAGCATAAGCCGCATAGATCGCTTCATTTATGGTAGTGGACGATGTACCCGCATTGGTTGCCAGGAAATCTCCTGCAACCATCAGCGTCACAGGGAAGCCGGGGGGAATGAGCATACCGGCCGCTTGCAAGTATTGCGTGAGCAAGCCTTGCTGATCCCGATGAACGAATCCCCTCGGAATGGTTCCGGCCTGACCGTAGTTGGTCACTGTGCGATTATCGGATTCTACCCATGCAAATTTTCCGATAGTAACACCATTCGGACCCGCGATGAACGCCCCTGTCTCTGGCGTGAGGGCGGTTGACCGTGGATTGGCGCTGGCAAAGTCTCCCGCAACCCCCAAAGGGTTCTGCTGGTTGACTCGCGTCTGAAAACTACCGATTAAAGGACTTCCCATGATCGTCTCCTCACATCACCTGAATTTGACGGCCTGCGCCGGTGAACTTCTCTTCCACTGAAACCGCATCGAACGCTTGCCGCACTGCGGGCTTGGAACCCAGTTGTGCGAGATTGAAAAGCGCCCGAAGAGCTGGGACGCCGGTCACGTCCTTGTGGTCAACCTTCATCTGGTCAAGGGCGAAGCTGTAGATGCCTTCCGCCGAATCCTGAGCCAGCACGTCCCCAACCACCGTGCGAACAGCGCGGCGCGCTTCGTCGGCGGCGCGAAGGTCAGCTTTGAACTCATCCATTGCGTGCTTCATCTTGTCCTCAGCTTTCTCTTCCTCGTCCTTGGCGGAGCAATCCTTGGCCTTTTTGTCCTTGGCGCGTTTTTCGAGGCGTTCCTTGCGCTCTTCCTCGGACTCCTCTTCGGACTCCTCTTCGGCGTCCTTGGCCTTGTGGTCGGACTCGTCCTCTTCTTCCTTCGCCCATTCCTCGAAAGATTCGTCCTTGCCGCGCTTGCCGTCCTTCGCCTTTTTGTCCTTTGCGGCCTTTTCTTTCTCTTCGCGGGCCTTCTTCTCAGCCTCGGTCTCCTCTTCGGATTCCGCGTCCTTGGCAGCTTGCATCGCGGCCAGGGTTTCCGGCTTGCGAAGCTCGGCGTCCATGGCGAGCAGTTTGGGTTCGAGCGCCCGCAAATCGCATTGCTTGCGCGTCAGGCCGATCACCAGGGGCTTGAGAGCGGAGTCCGCTGCCAGCTTGGGCGATGCAGCACAGAGAATTGCGTAAAGAGCTTTGCCGAATTTCGTTTCCATCTTCATCTCCAGTTTGCTGTCCGCTGCCATCACATCTGACCCGGCGCGGCCTGATTTAACCAACGCAACATGATTCCCCTGAATATCCCTCATCACCCCGTCGTACCTCTGACCCTCGTACATCCCCGGCGTCATGTCCGCCCGATAGCGATACGAGGCCGATAGTTCCCTCACTGTGTCCGTCTCCACTCCCGCTATCGCTTCCACATCCCAAATGCACAGGTCCGCTATTAGGTACGGAGCTTGGAACTCCACATCCGAGCCTATCGTCCCCGCTATGCTGTCCTGTTTGGGATCGTCCGCGCTCACTGGCGTGTGAATGAACATCAATTGATTCCGAGCGAATGATGGTGCGGCTTTGGCTAGTTCCCCCGGATCGCGCAGCAGATAATACACTCGCTCCGGCTCCAGGCCTAGCTTGTCTGCGTCTGGAATTTCGCGTCCGTAATAGGGGTTGACCGTCGCCTTGGAGATTGGCGTCCGCAGAATGTGCAGGCGTCCGTCCGCGTCGTATCGCCGGTTTAGCAATTTCGAGTCGCAAGCGATCTCCATAGCTGTCTCGATTTCGAGAATTGCACTATGAAAACGTGAACGCAATACACCACTTGACAAAAGAACGGCACTTGCCTATCATGGCCTTATGAAAAGAGTACGCCGTCCAACCTGCTACTTGGGTCACAAGATGCGAACAGGGGATGACGGAAGGCAACGCTGCCCTATCTGCGAAGCAAGGCGGTTGCGGGAGTGGCGGGCGAAACAGAAGAAAGCGCATGAGTGACGTTTTCGCCAACGCGGTATTCATCGCACTTGCCATGCTTGCATGGTGGGCCATCGAGTGCTGGAGGCACAAATGAAAAGCAATAAGATATTTTCAATCTTCACTGGATTGGCGCTAATTGCAGCTTCTGTCTGCTTTGCACAAAACAGTCTGTCCTGGCCTCTAGAGCAACGCCATTCACAGGAAGCGGCCAGATCTGAATGCTACGTTTTAGATTCACAGTTCCGACCGAATAGAGACAAAGCGGACGAACAATGCTCCGTAGCGGCTTGCACGTCCGGGTATAACCCCACAGCGTTCTCTCCAGAGCAGGCAAACATCTGTGCGGCGGAGAGAAAGAAGCATCCACAGCCGAAATCTGTCTGGAAAGTGTATATAGCCGCGAATGGCGAATATTTCAGAGCAAATATAGGTACTACTCGGCGCACACAATTGGGCGTCATAGTTATGGGACAAATACAAGGTGAAGACATCGTCGCCAAACCGATGATCTTCGATTGCGCTGGGCACTTTATGTTTTTCATCGATAACGATGAGACCGGAACATCCTCTTCAGGTTGGCAACTAGCTCCGTCTCACTCGGTTATAGGAGCAATCGCTAAAGATGTTTGCGTCAAACGGTGACTATTTCTCCGCCGGGGTCCAGCAGAAAAGAGGCATAAATGAGCGACGTAATAATGCGACTACCGTATGAGAATATACGGCTTGACGAGATGAAGAGACGGAATGATGTTTTCATTCGCGCTCTTAAAAAATATCCGCCCAGTACGCTTACAGACGTTTTCACTTGTATGATCCAGATTTATCTTGCGCCTTCTCCACCAGGGTCCATGGGAGAACTGATCTCGACTGGCAGCGGCAGTTTATCAACTGACCCGGGAAGATAAACGCCTTCACGTCTGGATCATACATTCCCTTGTCTACTTCATATATTTTACCATTCATTGCCACATGAGATCGACGTGGTTCCTTACCTGCATGACTATGCATCCAAATACTTTTCTTGATCCCGATTTCAAGCTGTCTGGCTCTTTGTACCACGGCTGAACTCTTGTTTGCCTGGTCCCGGCTGATCAGCACAGCCCGGTTCGCCGCCACGTGGTAACGCGCCCGAATCTCCGCTGCCATCGACTTGAGATCGCGCCCCGCCGCATAGTTCCGCATCACGATACCCTCAACCTCTTGTAGGTATTGCGCCGGAATCGATTTGATTAACCCCACATTTTCTGCCAGCGACGCCTCAAACGCATCCCGCATGGCCGGAGTCATAGTGAACTCAATCGACCATCCGGCCTCGCGTAGCGCCATCCTCATAGCCGCGCTGGTGCCCCTGAATTGGTTCTTGAGAAACGATGCGGCCACCTTGGGGGCCATGTCGTCAAACTTATCCTGCCAGCGTTCCGCCAGCTTCATGAACTCGAACTGCATCTGCTCTGCCGGAGTTGAGTCGGTTGCCAAGACTGGCGGAGCGGCCTTGCGCTGTGCCTGTAGCCAATACGCCACGGAATCGGCCATCTCCCTAATGAGAGCGGTCATGCGCCGCTGATACCGCTGCCGGATACCAGCGTTGGGCCAGATTGCTCGGATTGCCTTTACTTTGCTGGCTTGCATGGCTCACTCTTCGGCGGCAAACCGAGTACTGGGTGTGTCGCTTTGACGAGCAGGCGAATGTCAATGACTTCGAGCTTCGTCAGTGGCCTTGGCTTGCGTAAAATGAATGTGTCGTTGTTCATTTAGCTTGGATTAACGCCCTTTCTGCATCTTCCCGAACTTGGGTGCGTTCCCAAGTAGTCATACCTTTTTCCCAAGACTTAGCGGCCCCTAGAGACTTGCTGCCAGCACCACCCCCAAACTTTCCATCATCGTCTCTCGGATGCTCACTCTCTACAAAATCAGCGTCGTATCCCAAAGCTGAGTCTGTCCCTCGTGCCAGGTTTGCGCTCTCCTCCGCTTCATCCGGCGGCGCTATCTCCTTGCTTATATCTATTCCCTGGTAGCCCGACTCTGGGTCACGAGCCAGCCGCTCGCGCTCTTCTTGCGCGTCGATCACCCCGCGGTCAATCAAGTTCCCGGCTCGGATACTGTCGTTGACGCGGATGGTCGATTCCTGCTCTTCAGTCATTTCGTAGAGTGGCACAAACTCAAACGTGATTTCCGGGTCAATCGCTCCGTACATCGACATCTGAACTATCTTGAACATCTTGTCTATCGCATCACGCCAGTGTGCCTCTTGTTGGGCATGAATGTAGTCGTACCAGATGCGTACTTCGCCCTCGGCCACGTTGCCAAAGCCTGAAGGAGTAATGCCCGTCAGAACGGTTGCAGGTTCCCTCGACACGACGCAAAGCTGCTCAAGCGCCTGGGATTGGAGTTCGTGTAGGCCGCTCAAGGGAACGGCGATCTGCTCAAGCTCCTCGCGGTCCTTGTCCAGCGCCATCACGCCCTTGTTGCTGCGCGTGGCTGTGAATAGCTTGATACGGGAGAACAGGTTTGAGCCGTCGTCACCGCCGGTAAGCACCTGGTCCATCGCTGTCTTGAGAACCACGATAGAAAAGTTGTTGATGAGGTCAGAAACGCTCTGCCGAGTACGCAGCCAATTATTGACGTAAGGCTCCGCAAGTTGCGATAAGCTCATGCCGGAGAAGTTGAACGCGGGCTTGAAGATGTCGGGAACTTCGCGGGTGACGGTCACGATTACCCGCGATGCGTCCCAATGCTCACCCATTACCCACCAGCTATCCGGCCTGTAGAAGTTCGGGCTGGAGGGCGTAAGGGAGTTGTACATCAGCGGCGTTGTCCAGATCGGATCGACGTTCTTAAATCCAATCAGGCTGTCTTTCTTGACTGTGCGCGAGTCGATAATGAGCGGCGTCTTTAGGTCTGCCCCTTTGATGTTGATGAGAATCTGGCCGGTTCCGTAGAACGCATCATGTTCAGCAGCCTTGCGGATAATGCCCTGAATTCCCAACGCCGTAAACGCTTGCTCAATCTCGGTAATCTTCGTCTTGGTCGATTCATCCTCGGTATCTGTGCTGTTGAATTTAATCCACTTGCGCGTCAATTCAGTAGCCAGCGCGGTAGCCATGTTGCGGTATTCCGAGCGTAGCGCCAAGAGCATCAGGTATGGATAGCCGGGGAATCCTTCGATATTGCTGTACGCATAGAGTTGGGAGCCGAACTGAGGCCCAGCGTCCATTGCCAGCCGCGCACACTCGTAGGCTGGTTCTGAGTCCATTGCCACCTGAGCTATTGTTCCACTTGGAACAACGCCTGCCGGTATCACAGGGATGCGGATAGGGTAGTGGACGCGCTCGACTGGCTCCTCAAGAGCTAACCGAACCGCCGATGGGCTGATTCGCTGCGTTGCAAGTTCGTTACTCTTACGTTTCCTCTCGCGGAAACGGCGGACACGATCACGGCTGCTTGACGGCTGCTCGGTAGGCTTTTCGTTTTCCATTAAAGGCTCACTCCAAAACGATTATGCACCAATTCTCTCATTTCGTCACGCAGGTAGTATCCCTCAGCGAAGAAATCGCCTAAGCGTGTCCAACCGTTACGGAAGTCAAACGGACGTGACCCACGCCAGCTTGGGAAGCTGCTTCGCACACCGTCGCGCAACGTAATCTGGCTCTTGGAATACATCACCGGCGTAGGCTCGGCCAGCATTTCCTCTTCTGTGCGTCGATACCTCATGCCGCCCTCATCGCTGCGGCTATTGCCGCTTCGCTCACCAGAAGCGATGACGTTACAGGCGACGCAAACGCCATAACGAACGCATCCGCCAGGTTAGGCGACGGCACAGAGCCGCCGATCCGAGTAGACTTTGCAAGGTCTTCCTTGCTCTCCACCTTCACCCTGCCGTTGCGGTCAAAGTCGCGCTTGGGTGTGGAGAGTTCCGTTTTCAGTTTCTCCAGATGCGGCATATCGCTCGATATGCTGATTAGGTCATCGTCTCTATACTTTTCCCCGTGGTGGATTGCATTGTAGGTATTGCGAAAGCGATCTGCAATTCCCCACCACGTCTGAGCCTTGAGGTTGCAGAAATAGTCCTTGTTCTTGATCCTGTCCTGCCTATCGCTCACATAATACTCTTCGGGGCGCTCTACTGCGCTACCTGCATTGAACTTGGCATACCTCACCCGCAAATGCTTGTCTCGGACCTGGTTAAGCTCGTCAAACTTCGCTCCGGCGGAAGCTCCCACACCGATGCTGTCGTACCGGATGTCTGCCTTCCGCGCCCCAGCCGCCAGGAACGTGCGAGTGCATGACTTGAGCAGTTCATCCTCACGCGCCCGCCACTCGTCAGACCATAAGGCCACGCTGCCGTGAGCGTAGACGTTAGCGCAGGCGTCCTCTCCGTCATCTGCCACATCAAATCCGATGGTGTGCTTGCCTGTAGCCTCAAAGCCTAGTTTGATATGCGCGTCAATGGATGCTTCAATCCAACTGCGCTTGATGACTGTTCCCTCGGCTTCCTGCTTAGGGTTGCCCATGTAGATGTGCTGGTAGTCTTCCTCTGATTCTGCTCTACATCGAGCGATGATCTTTTTCGCCGTCTCAGATAGAAATGGGTTTTCCTCAAAGTTGATCTTGCGGACGACGTAGCCCGTAGGAGGGTTGACCACAAATCGCTGATATGCGAAGTCGGTCGCATACTGGGGGTTGAAGATGAGCCAGACTTCAGAGCCATCCTTGCGGTTGATCGTTGCCTCAAGCACATCCCACTGCTCTTTGGTGAGAAACTGAGCCTCCTCTATCCATGTTATG